GCTCTGCCCAATGCCGGTTGTTTCGAGCGCATCTCTAGCAAACGTGATGGATACGTCGCGCACCTTGGCGATAGCCGTACCATCAAGCCTGAGTTCGGCGGTAGCGCCTGTCTTGACAGCCATCAGTCAGACCTAAGTTCAGCAATCAATTCAATCTTAACAGTGCTGATGCCAGGCGCCACGCTTTCAACAACTGGTGCTGCTGCGTAGGTCCATTGTGTGCCTGCCGTTGCACTTAAGACCTCAGCTTTCATGTCAGCCGACATTCCATCAAACATCAAATCCGTCGATTGAATGCCATTACCACTTGTTGTCTCTAGGTAATCCAACCCACCTTTTGTCTGCTGCCAGCCATCAATGAAGTCCTCAGCTACGTCGTCAGGGATGTTTGCATAGGTCAAACTCAGCGAACCACCGCTAGCCAGACTGCCCCAAAGTCTTTTGCTGCGAACACCTGACTGACTCGTTGCAGTCGTGATCGGCCACTTACCAGCATGAAAGCTGCGGCTGGTTGGTGCTCGTTGAACAGTCAGAACAGGCATTGCTTTTACGAAATCGTCCAGTTACCGGCAGTGTCAAATCCGTCAGCCACTAACGGAATCCCCGAGCTATTCACGGGCATGTGCATTGCTTCTATTGTAAATGTACCCTCATCATCTGGCGTGATCCGCTCCACTTGGTACACGCGCACTTGAGTAGCGGGCAGCTTGACGGTGAAGACAATGCCGGTTGGCGAACCAGTCTTGCCGCTGTTGCTGACAGTCAGCGTTGCATCTGCTGGTGGCGTGCCTTCGGTGCCATCCCATGCGACCACGTTGTAAGTGCCATCGGATAATGCCTTTGTGCTGACCAATGCGCCTTCGGGTGTGACTACACCGTTGTTGAACTCGTCGTACTCGGTTTCGTCCATGGCGACTTTGATGTAATCACCAGGCGCCAAGCCTGCAGTCAAGCCATCGTGCATGGTTTTGAAGGTGATCGTATGGGTCGGGATGCGACGCATCCTGATCAGGAATTTTGCAGCATCGATCGCATGAGCTTGGCTGGTGCAGTATGCCGACATGTCAAGCTGCTCGATCGGATCAGTGTCAGAACCACCTGCGGCGTCGGATTCGCGCACCAACACTTCACGCACCACCGGGAACAGCCCTGGGCTGGTCAGGTCGTTGCTGGGACGTTCCTCGCGGTAACGAACGGAAACCTGAATCGGGTCGCGGTCCTCGGGATCAAAGTACTGCAAATTGAAGCTGCCTTTTGCAATGTTGCCTGCAGTGAACAGGCCAGCGATCGGCACAGCAGTGAACGAGATCGCAGGTCGCAGGAAGTACTTGCCATCGATCTCGCCGAACTGCAGCAGGTGTGTTGCTGCTAGGTCTGCAGCCCATTGCCGGATGTTGATCGGTTCCGCAACAGCAGCATCGTAGAAGTACTTGCGGTCCAGGCACCATTGCGCGGCAGTTGCAAACTCTGTGGTGTCGATCATGTAGGACTTGATGAACGAACCAGCGCCATAGCGGGTGTTTGTCATCAGGTCATACAACACATCCGGAAACAGATGGGTGGCGCCGAATCCTCCAAGCATTCGCGTGCATTCTTTGCCGCCTGTGACATAACTAGAGAACTGCGCGAACTGCTGCCATTCCGCTGATGAACGGATGTTGATGCCGACAAGGGCAAGATCGTCATAGGCTGGTGCGCTCTCGTTTGGAACGATCTCATTGACATAGACGATCTCGTGCTCAGGGCCACCCTCAGCGGTTGTTGAAATTTCAGGGTAAACAAACATCTCAGCCAATTTGGCATAGTCGTCGATATAAGTATTTGTGTCAACTTTGGGCAATCCATCGTAAGTGCGGGTGTTTCCGCCTCCTTCGGAGTATGAGTACGAGTCAGGCAGTGCCGCTTCAGCGTTGCCGTAGTTAATGCCAAAATTGGTTTCGTTCAGTGCAACAGACTCGCCATTAAATACGGCTGTCGTTCCATTCTCGGTGACAGTGGTGCGATTCTTCTTTGGATCGAGCACATAGAGGGTTGCGCCTGCACCGTATTTGCTGTTGCGGATTTCAAAGCCCGACAGCGGCTCGAACATAAATTCGCGTTGCTTGACGCTACTAAATTCCAAGCGGATGTAGGTAAATAGCGCTTGTTGTGTCTCGCTGCGAACGCCATAGGCATGGGTCAGTGTTGTCCAACTGCTGCTTGTAATGTCACGGTATTTGATCTTGAAGAACGAATAGCGTTCAAACGGAGTCGAAATAGTTCCGCTTTGATACAAAGCGCTAACAATTTCAGAAGCCTCTTCGTTTTCAAACGCAGTGCAGTACAGCTCGTCAATCTGCTGATATGTTTTGGTGTCTCTAAAGTTGCAAAGCCCATTTATTCTTGAGCCGAGCGTGGACTTTAAGCCAAGCTCAATCGCGGCGCACGCACGGGTAGTCGAAATGTGAGCGCTTGTGTAACGCAGCAAGTGGCCGCCGGTTGTGGCGACTTCATTGCCGCCCGATCCATCGGAAAGGTAAGTCTCGGATTGCCCTTTTACGTCACCAGCTTTGATTACAGAGAAAAGTGCGGTAACGGTCGTGCCGCCGCTGCCGCCCAAGTCCGCATCAGAAACAAACTCATTGTCAACACTGGTGCAAACGGCAAGCGCGGTCCCAATCTTGTAAAGCTCGCCAATAGTAAGGCGATCGAACCATGCTCTTTGCCTTGAGGCGACAGTTGACGCTACATCTTTGCAGTCGGCCTCACCGCCTGGCTGGTCATCACCTGCGTCGGTGTAATCGTCAAACTGTGTCGCCCAATCGCTGTTGCTGAATAGCTTGTAAGTGATTGTGCTTCCTGCGCTTACACTTTGCTCTGATCCGGTTCCAACTACGCCGCTAAAACTAGAGAACTCAGCGCGATACTTATCCCTTGTGTTCATCTGCTGCCAGTCAACAGGGCAAGTAACGTTTACCCTTGTATCGTTTGTTTGATTCTCAAAAACAGTCCTGACACCTGGCCGGATAACAGGATTGACCTTATACATCAGGTCATTGCCGATTGGTGCATAGACACCAAACGTGGTCTGCGTGCTCGGGCGATTGGATGAACAGAAGTCCGTCCGCTGCTGGCCGTTCCAATACACCTGGAACACGTCGGAACTGCCTGAGCTGCCGTCATCGTTCGCTTCAGTGCGGCCAAGAGCACGATCCGTCCCAGCGATGCGACCACCGTCGGGGCTGAAGTACACCGTGACGCGAGCACCTTGCTCAGTTGCGGAGGTGTTATCGAAGACATAGCCCTGCAACGTGTTAGATCCGATCGCAAAGCCAGTCGTGTCGATGCTGCTGACGGTGCCTTCACCTAACAGGAACACACCACGTAGCATTTGACCGCCGCCAAGGCTCAGGATTTGGTTCCACAGCATCGGCGTGTTGATCCTGATGCCGCCGTAGTAATCGCCGCTGATCGCTTCGCGTTTGGCATAAACGATCGGAATGATGCTGCCGAGTGTGGCGATGTCCTGCTGACTGTCGAATCCGTACCGTGGCGCAAACCTGCTGTTGCGGATGATCGGGTCAGTGATGTCCTGCGTTTGACGTGGCTGGCCTGGCGCTTGGCCGGGTTGCGGTGTGGTTGGTTTCAGTAACGCTGATACCGCTAACGCACCAAGGCCGATGACGAGGTTGGCGATGGCAATGACGGTGGTAACCTCAGCCACCACCGCAGGCTGCGGGCCTTCGGCTGCGCGTTTCCGCACCTCGATCTGAAAGTGACGGTACTGCTCTTCCGTTAGACCAAGGATGTCGGCAAGGTAGCGATCAGAAGGCAGCATCATTTGAATTTCCTAAACTCCAGCGGTTTGCAACGATCCAGCGACATCCACTGCACACCGCGACGGTGATGAACGTGGAGCAGACCACCATCAACAACAACGCCAATTCCAATGGTGCGCTCAGTGGAGAACAAGGTTACCGCGTACTCCTCTGGAGCATCTAACGGTATTGTAAGTTGCTCGTAAACCCGTGCTAACAGGCGATGCCTGCCGCTCTCGGCAAGGTCAAGCCAGGTCGGATCAAGCCGTGGATGCGGTGCGCTGGCATCTTCGAGCACGTTCCATACCATGATCAAGCAATCGGCGCCGATGCCTTTGCGTGGATCAGCACGGAATTTATGCGGTAGTCCGATCCAGTCTCGCCACATCAGCTCACCACCAATGCGCCGGATGTGGGTAATGCGCCAACCAATGCGGTGCTAAGCGTACGACGTGGCGCCTGCGCCTTGACGGCATCAAGCGGTGAGGTCAGCTTGAGTACCACGCGGCTGGTGTCCATGTCATAGGACGCAACACGCCAGATCTCAGATGCGACCAGCGCTTCATCAGCAAAGGTAAGCGGATCAAGGCTGACGGTTTTGATCTCCAGCATGTAGCGGTTCTGCACCGCTTCGGCGGACAGGTTTACGGAAATCGCATCCGTGCCAACCACGAGTGATGCGCTGGAGCGTTCGCCGCCGCGAGCGCCACCGCCGGATGAAATGGCGAATGGCGCAAAGATGTAGGTGACGCCGCTGTACGTCCTGCTTTCGTTGATACTGAAGTTCTGGTACGGCGTGCCGGTGTATGCATCGGCCTGCGTCTTGAGGCGGATGTAATTGACGAACGCATAGCCACTCATAATCCAACCCTCCGCCGTGTCTTAACGCTATTTTGCAGTGCCATAAGCGTTAATGCACGACCACGTTCAGCAGCTTGTGCCATGCCAGCTTGATGCTGCTCAGCAGTGACGTACTCGACGCCGTTGACCACGGTTGACTCGTACCGCACATTGATCGGGCCAGGGTTGCTGATGGCTTGTGCCGTTTCGCGCTCGGCTGCCACCATCGATGCTTGCTCGGCGCTGCGCGTGAACGGCAGCATGACTTCCCGGGGTTCACGCC